CTACCCACCCTCCTGCGGCGTGGCGACCCTGACGGGCCGGGTACGTGTGCCGTTGCGTGCCCATTCGGCGTCGGCGCGGTCCGGGTCGACGGTGCCATCGGCTTCCGGCGTGATGCGGCCGGCGGCGATGGCCTTGCGCACGGCTGCATCGGACACGCCCCGATGCCGCGCATAGGCGCGAATCGAAATTCCCATCTGGATCTTGTTGGTTCTTTTGCGGATAGCGCTTGGCTTCTCTACTGAACAACACGTTCAGCTGACATGATGCCCCAGACGGCACAACCAATCCGGCAACCTCCAGCACAAAGCGCTTGACGCCCTGCCCGCACAGGGCTTTCAAATCACCTTGGAAGGGGCAAACGAGATGCCACCCGCGGCTAAGCCACTACAGAACTGCACGCGGACTGCCGTGGCACCCTGCCATCATGAAACCAGCGAATGAGCCAACGTCTGCAGTGGCGTGTCGTGGATCGAGCCGTGTACGCCTACTGGAAGCAGATCGAATTGGGAGACAGGCTGCCCAAGACTTTTTTGCATGCCCGCATACGCTTGCAAAAAGTCCTTGGTGTCGTGCAACGGAATGTGGAATTCACCGAGATTGGGCTCGAAAAAGGTGATGTGACTGCTGCCTGGTTGCCGATGCAGTGCTGCAGCATGGCCGTTAATAGCTCCCCGCGAACCAGCCATCCGCAAAGCCAACAAACCATACCCATCGAACTCCGTCAATACACGCGCAGTGCTTCCGACGCTTTTGTGCGAATACGCTTCGGTGCCAATGGTGAGGCCTAAAATCTGGCTTGGCTGCTCTTGCGCTATTGCGTCAAGTCTTGCCATGTCTGATTTCCCAAAACGCTTCGAAGCTCGCCCCTGCAGCATATCGCTCTGATTCGCTTCGTAGGCACGCTGATAGACCTCAGCATGAGCCATCCCATCAAAGGAACCGGCAGTATTGACCCGGTTGACGGCATGCGTGGCCGGGGCCGCCTCGTGGAGGCGAATCCATACAGCTGACAAGCCTACACAGCTGCCTGAATAGTGCTGCGCGGATTCCGCCCCAAATCGTGCACGGAAAGCCAAGCCTTGTCTGGTACGTGCGACCGCACACTGTGCCATCTGCGTGGGCAATTCATCCCAAATGTGCGCGTCGAATTGACCTGCCGATGGGAGAACTCCTGGCTCGCTGCTGTACCGATCTCCTCTGAGAGGAAGAGGAGATCGCACGAAGCTGTTCGCCTGCTTTGCAGCATTGGACCTAGAAAACGCAGTCAACTTTTCCAGGGCTGCCGGACGAGCAGCAGCACCGCGACTGCCAGCCACCGGTGCCTTCTTGGGCTCAGCGGAGTCCGCTCGGGGTTGCGCAGTGAAAGAGAAGCGAGAAAGGACTCTCATTGTTGAAGGGACAACCAAATGGCTGCAGCGTAGGTTTCAAGTCAACGCTCAATAACGGAGCGAGCCGAACACTCGAGCTGGAAAACGAATTTTGATGCGATGGGCGTCCACAGGCGGACCGTGAGCACGAAAGCGAATAGCACTTGGCTTCTCCGCCGAACAGCGCGTTCATCACAACACGTTCAAACCACCTCGAAGGAGTAAACATGACGACGCCACAACTGACCCCGGCACAGTACGCCATCCTCGCTTACGCCATCCAGCACACCGGCGGCAAGATCGAATGGTTCCCCGACAACATCAAGGGCGGCGCGCGCAAGAAGGTGCTCGATGGGCTCGCCAAGCGTGCCCTGATCACGGCTTCCGGTGACGACTGGTTCATGGCGGACGCGGCCTACGACGCACTGGGGCGCAAACGCCCTGCGCCTGCCCCGGTGACGGAAGACCCGGCAGCCGAGGTCGCCGTGATGGCGCTAGCGGCTGCGACCAAGGCGCCTCGCACCCGTGAGGACAGCAAGCAGGCCAAGGTGATCACAATGCTGCGCCGGCCGGAAGGTGTGACCGTGAAGCAGATCTGCGAAGCAACCGGCTGGCTTGCACATACGGTGCGCGGTGCGTTTGCCGGGACCGTCAAGAAGCGACTCGGGCTGAACATCACTTCTCACAAGCCTGCCGACGGCGAACGTGTCTACCGGATCAAAACCGAGGACAGCGACCAACCGGCCTGACGTCGCGCGGGACCGACTGTGATGGCGGCGGTCCCGCATCAAGCTGCAAACAGCGCTTGGCTTGTGTCCCGAGCAGCGCGTTCATGCTCCTTGTCGTGATTGACGACGCCAATCCCAAGGAAAACACCATGTCCCAACGATTCAAACAAGCTGTTATCGATGACGTGCAGTCCAACCATGTGGGCGCCGCACAGCAGGAGCGACTGCTCGATCTTTTCGAATACGCGATGCGCTCGGTTGCCGTCACCCTGGTGCGTGAAGCGAAGTTCCACACTGACGATTTCGTGACCAGCAGAGCGACCGGTTGCGATGGCTTCACGCTGGCCATCCGGCAGATATTCCCCGGCAAGCGCGATGCCTGGGCTGGCGTCTTCGAGCGCGGTGACCAACGACTCGAAGTCCTCGGTCACCTGGAATAAGCTGGGACGTGGCCGGTGTCTGCCCCGGCCACAAGAGGATGCTACCAACCCACTGGCCTACAGCATCCCCTGCACATCATTCAATGCGCCATCCAGTTCGAGCTTGAGCGGCGCCAGCAGGCAATGCAGGCAACGGCACTCCCAAGCCCGATCGCTCCATACCTCAAGCAACTGCAAGATGCCGATGAGGCCTGTGCTGACATTCAGCAAGCGTGCGCACGTGTCTTCGGTCATTGCGTGAATCTGCTCGCTCACCGTATCAAGCTGACGCACTGTCGCAGCGACTGGCGGTTTGGCACGCTTACCGATCCGTCCTGCTTGTGCCGCAAGTTGGGCGATCAGTTGGTGTTGCCGGGCAAACGCAAGCATCTGCGGGGACTGTGTCTGTTCACGCATGCATCGCCTCCGTTTGCTCAACGGGGGCAGGAAGAGCTCGGCCGGCGCCACAACATACAAGGCTCGGGACGCGCAGGCGAATGGTGGTGGAGAAGCTGATGGGGAAAGCTGGTTGCTCAGGACGAGCAAGGGCATCAGGCATAGGGACCTCTACGTTTGGTGAAGGCCCGCCGCTCATTGTCACATAAGGGGCGGGCCAGACGGCGGGGGTGACAAACCGGAAACGTAGAAACCGGCCAGCCCGAAGGCTGCCCCGCCCGGCCCGCGGCGCTTATTGTAAGCGTGCAGACGTGCTGCGGATAGGCTGCGGCCACCGGTCGCCGTGCGTTGCTCGGGTTACCACTCCCGGTCACCGTTGTTCGATGACGGTGACAGTCTTGGGGAACCCCGGAATAGAGTCAAGGTGAACGCGCTGCACGGGGATAGGCGGTGCAACGAGTGATCACCGCAGCATTACAACCCCAGCCGATCCGGCCGCACAATCGTCGGCCCGATGAACACCAGCTTGCGCAGCGACGCATTCGGCCCGTGCGGCTGCATCTTGAAGTGCGGGCGCCGCCAGTGGCCTCGCACCTCACGATGCCCATCGTCAGCGGGCAGACCGTGAGTCAGCCCGGCATCCAGAATGGCCGGCCCGACAATATGCCGGTCGTACAACTGCCCGATCTCAGCCAGCCGTTCTGCCCGCTTGCGCTTACCCAGCCCGCTGAAGTTCCTCGGGGCATCGGTATAGGCACGGTCATGCACGACGTGCGCCTCCCGCACGGTCAGATACAGCAGCATCTTGATCGCGTAGTCCAGTGCACCCCGCCAATGTTGCATGAGATTCTCATCGCCCGATGTTGACGCACGAAAGACGTCTTCCAGGAGTGCCTGAATCGTCTTGTCCGGAGCACTTAACGACAGATTCAACAGATCAGCGACCGCCTCCTCGCCCTCGTCTGCGGGGTGCGACCATGTTGCGAAACTGATCGACTGCTCTCCCTTGAAAAGGGCGATCACTTCGATTCCGTTCGGGCGGTTCCAACTCGACGGCTCGGGGATGATGCAAAGCGTCTCGGCGGGCAGCTTCAGCATACCGACCGGGACGTCATCGGCGACGAACGATGCATCAAGCAAGCGGTGCAACGCTGGCGTGGGTTCGTAGAAGACACCGTTGCGGACCTCGAAGGCTTGCCAGACGGCACTTTGCGATGCGACCAGCCTGAGTTCGCCCGGCGGCCAGGCCGACTGCACCTGTGGCAGGGCACTGACCACGGAATCAGCGAACTGGCGAACCAGCTCGGGGATCGGCTGCGTTTTCAACGCCGTCATCAGGCTCTCCCGAGACGGTCCATCCATCTGCTGCCAGAGTGTTTGCCACGCGGGGAGCGCGCCTGTCACCCGGTACCGAATCGGCACAGGCAAACGCGCGTACAACGGCTCCCAGGTTCGCCGGCATTTCTCAAGCGCGTCGATCAGCAGACGGCTGATCGTAGCCGCATGGGCTTGACTGACCTCCTCTGGGGTTGCCGCCCGCTCGACCAGCGGGTGCTGCCTGCGCCTCCTGTAGTAAGCGGCAGCAAAAGCAGGATCGTGCCGGACATCGATCTGCATGGCACCCTCGTCGATCCGATATGGGCCATCCCAGCCAAATTCGAACTCGACCCCGAAGTTGAGCCCGATGGTCAAGCCCGCCGAGGGCGAAGGCATGGTCAGCCAATCGACCAGCTTGGGACGAATCGCCTTCCACATCCCATCGAGCACACCGTCCCATGTCTCCCCATCGTGCAGCTTGAACAGTCCAGTGGAAGCCGACATGGTGACGCCGGGGACGACACCGGAGCAGCGAACAGGTTTTCCTCCGAGGGCCAGCGAACTGCTCAGCACGATACCGACCAAGGCTTCCGTGCTTTCCCTGGAACCGTTCTCGACCACAATGTGCGCACCCTCCCGGCATTCAAAGCTGCCCGGCCCGTCAATCACGACGGGCTCTTCGGACACCGCCCCCGTGACCGGATCGACCACACGGGGGCGGCGTGACTCGGTGAGTTTCTTCACAAACTCAGCGATGAGTGAATCAGCTTCGCCAGACTGCGTTTCGGGCGGAAGGGAGGCAGAAGAGTTCTGAAGTGATGGCATGAGTCAAGATTTACCTGAGGCCGGCGCACTCGAAATCAGCACCGCCCCGCACGTGGTCGTGTGCCCGTCGAACGCGGCGGGCTGGCCGGCGACGATGAACGCCGCATCGCCCTCCGCGATCGTGCAGTCCTGATGGCCCTGAACGGGGCAAGAGCACCGGTCGCCCTTGCGGGCCACGGCGCGGCCCATCACGGTACTGGCCGGAGCGCCAGATTCCACGCGGCCGCCGTGGCTGGTGGCGTCGCCCACTCGAATGATTCCGCGCATCGCGCCCATTACCAGGAATAGCCCTGCAGGGTGCCGTAGCTTTCGCCATGGCGATGGCCCCACCATGGCAAGTACGCGTTGTTCTCGCCACGGGCGCGGAACCAGTCCTTGTCCGGGTCGATGGGGGTGAGCTTGGACGGCGGGGCCACCACCACGGCGGTGGGGTGCTCGGGATCGGTCGTGCCGGCCACCAGCACGCTGCCGCCCAGGTGGTTGGCGCGGGCAATCGCCAAGGCCACGTTGGTCAGCGCCGAGCCCGCGCCCATGTCGCCCAGCAGGCCCGCCGTGTTGAAGGTCTGCTTCTGGTAGTCGAACTCCAGCATCGTTTCGGTGAGGGTGCGGCTCAGGCCGGCAAGGCGTTCCGATGCGGCATCCGAACCCTTGCCCGCGTCGTGGATGGTGTAGTGAATGTCCTCGATGCCGTGGCCCGCGTTCTTCGCGGCGGCCTCGATGGTGGCTTTCCACGCCTGGATCAAGCGGGTGGTGCCGGCCTTGCGTTCGTAGTCGTTGATGTTGCCGGTGGCGGCGCGGCCAATCCAGGCCAGCGGGTCGCGCTCGGTCTTCAGGTCCGGGCCTGCGAGGAACAGCACGGTGAGGTTTTCGTTGATCTTCGCTTCCTTCGACGGGAAGTCGGGCGCGTCCCAGTTCATCACCCACACGCTTTCCTGCGGGTGGGCTTGCAGGTAGTCGAGTGCGGCGTTGAGGGAGGTGAAACCGGCGTTCGCACCGCCCTGGATGATGCGCACATCGGGCGGCGTGTCGCGGCTCCACAGGCTTTTGAAATTTTCATTGCCAATGCTGAACGCGCCAATCATCTTCTTTCGCAGATATGTCTCGGTCTCTACAGGATCAAGCCGTCCCGCCGGGACAGCCAATTCCACGTGGATGCCAGCCAGTTCCCGCCATGCCTTGCGCTTCTCCGAAGCCACCGTATAGAAATACTTCGAGTTCATCGCGTAGCGATCCGCAAGCAGCACCATCAGCTTGCTTACGTATTTCTCGTAATAGCCGTCGAAGGTTTCCTTTCCCCAATTGCCGAATGCAACGTCAGCAACAAGTTGCAGGGTTATAAAGCTCTTGGGGTCCGTGCGGACCATGTCGTCATTCTTGTTGGGCTTCACCAACCCCAACGTCCACAGCAATTGCCACTCGGTCGGGTAGTCGCGCCGTTGCAGCGGGTTCAGCCATTCGAGGCCCACCACCTGCGCCATGAAGGGCTTGGCCGGTTGCGTTGCAGCGGGCACGGCTTCCACTTTGGGCGTGGCCGCTTGCGCCGACCGCTGCATCAGCGCCGTGCCGAGCAAAAACACGATGCCGGCCAGCAGGGCCGGCATGATTACCAGTCGCTTCATCAATTCCTCATCGCTGTAAATGCGAGGCGTCATCTGCGCGTCATGCATCATCCACGCCAGCATCAACCCCGCCGATAACACCAGAATACCCAGCGCCAGACACAGCCGGCGCGGCCACGTTGCCATCAAGACCCTCATGCCACCGCCCCCAGCACCAGATGCACACCGCCCTCCCGCTCGTCCACGATGCCCGGTGGCATTTGGGCCTCCTTGTCCTTCTTAACCCAGACATGCAACGGATCGTAGTTCTCGCCGAGCGATCCATCTTCAAAATATTGCGCATATATTTTGTTCGGGTGGTTTTTATCCAATCCCTCCCCGAACCGCCAATCGGCTTCAATACGCAACGCGTTCATCTCCTCTAGCGTCAGGTAATTCACCCCAATCGCCACGTCATAAGCGAGCGCCTTCTCCGCATGCATCGGGTTGGTCATGATGGTCGAGTGGTTCGACGGGTTGTTGTTCTTGCCGCTGTCCAGAATCTCCACCACCTGCTTCGTCTGCCACCTCTTGTAGCCCTCGGGCATTTCGCCTGAACCATCCTCGCCGACGACGCGGCCGTCCTTGTCCACCCAGGCGTGGTTGCCGGTACGCCGCGCGCGCATGCGCACGATGGCGTGGTCCTCGTAGCGCTGCGCGGCCTCGGTTCCCAGGTTGCCCTGCGCGGCCATGTCGGCCTGCTTGCCCTGGTAGGTGTCGTAGGGGTCGTCCGTCTGCTTGTCCTCGTCTGCCTTGCGTGCATTGCGCGCTGCCGACTGCGGGTCGTTGCCCTCGTTGAAGTCACTGTGGGCGCTGCCATCGGTCACGGAGGCCACCTTGCCGTAGCGGATGGCCTGCGGCGTGAACGGCTGGTCCAGCTTGGGCGCGTCAGCTGTCACCTTCCAGCCCTCGGGCGGATCGGCGTTGACGCGCATCATGTTCAGCGCGGACGTGGCGAGCGTCACGATGTACAGCACCGGAGCCACGGCCGTGGTCCCGACCGTGCCCCACACGGTTTCGTTGCCGCTCAGCGCGCGCACCAGCCCGAACCTGGCGGTCGGCGAGGGTGGATACCAGAAGCCCGGCGTCTCGCTCTTGCCATAGCGCCAGTCGTCTTTCCAGGTGTCGTAGACAGGGGGCTTGTCGCCATTCCACTGGCCCACCGCGAAGCCCGAGGCGAAGACGCGCTGCGTGAACACACCCGCGCCCCCGGTCGCTTTCACCTCGGCATCGCTCATGCCGCGCCAGCCGATGCCCCGCACGGTGGTGGCGGAAATCACCTGATCGTGCGGGCAGCTATAGAGCGTCACGCGGCCGCAGGTCTTGCCGTTGAGCCCGTGCGCCTTGCGGTCGTCCGCCGTGTTGAAGGGCTTGCCGCCGCGCTCGGAGGTGCGCGTGTTCGCCATCTCCTCGTCGATCTCGGCGGCGTCCATCTCGCAATCGGCGCGCTTGCGGAGGATGTCGAAGAACGCCTTGAGCGTCCGCGTGCGCGCGCTGTGGGTCTCGCGTCCGCGCCGGCCCGCGCTGTCCTGCGTTTCGCGCTGTGCCCAGTTGTCCATGCCGATGTTCTCTTCCAGGCTGTAGGGCGCGTTCGCCAGCACGTAGGCATCGGCCACGCAGCGCCCGCGCCTGCCCCAGGGGTCCGTGACCTCGGGCATCTGGTCGCCCAGGAAGGCGGCGGTGATGCCCACCATGTTGCCCTGGCTGTGGCACACGACCGTGATGGGCACGTCCGCCTGCTTCTTGCGGATCGATTCGATCAGCTTGGCCAGGCGCAGCGCGGCCAGCACGCCATAGGCGCGCGGCGGGGTGCGGTAGAGCGGGCGGTTGGTCGGGTTCATGCCTTGCAGGTTGATGAAACCGAAGACGCGCATGTCCAGCCCCTCGTGCCACAGGTCCGGCAAGGCCGTGCAGCCGTTGGCGAAGGGACCACCGCCCCAATAGTCCTGCTCGTTCAGAAAGATCTTGTCGCCGAACTCCTTCAGTTCTTCCGCGTTGGCCTTGTAGCCCCAGCGGAAGTGGATGGCCGGGGAATAGGAGGGATCGGGCAAGACATAGGTTTCCGCCGCCATGTCCGGATTGAGGAAGCCGTCTGGCGTCAGACCCTCGATGTAGTGGGCAGGCTTGAATTGCCAATCCTTATAGGCCAGTTGGTCATCCAGGCGGGCGGTGCGCCGGTTCAGGCCCTTGCATAAGCCTTCCTCGGCGGCGGTGAACCATTCGCCGTCGGAGTTGACGCCGTGCACGAAGATCACGATGCCCGGCAGGGGCATCTGCTTGACGCAAATCAGTTCGCGGTGGTCGAACAGGGTCAGACCTGTCGCGGTGCCCACGAGGATGCGCGGCCCATCGGCGGTGGAGTCCGTCATGGTTGTCGGTTGTGGTTTAGCTACGTTTCTTGAAGAAGTTGACGATCAGTTGTTCGAGCCGGCCGCTCTTGACGGGAGCAAGTTTGCCGGTGGCATCGGTCTGGCCCGGCGAGGCCCCCCCGGTGGCTTGACGGGCTTCCCCTTGGTAGTTCGTCACGGGGTTCTTGTCGCTCGCGCGCACCAGCTTGGGCACGCGCCCCACCGCGCCGTGGTCGAACTTGGGCAGGTCCGCGCTCATACTCGCCGGGCCCTCCCATTGGTGACCGGCATTCTTGGAAACGAACGGGCCATTCCCGCCCACCTCGACGGTGTCGCCGTGCAGCTTCAGATAGGCGCCTTCCGGCGTCATGAACACAATCTCTTTAGCGACGCCCACGAGCTTGCCGTCCACGGCCGTCCAATGGATGTTCTTGGCCGAGTCGATCAGCGTGTCGTCCGCCTGGCTCTGCAAGTGGACCTTGCCCTGGTTGGCAATGGCCGAGATGCCGTCCTGATGCGCAAAGAGCGACAGGCCGCCGCCCGCATGCAGGTTGGTGCGCTCGCCGCTGGTGATCTGCACATGCTTCTGTGCGACGGTATCGACGTTGCTGCCGGCATAGGTCACCACGGCCTTGGGTGTCGCCAGGCTGATGCCGGCCGGCGCGGTGATGCCGATGGCGGCCTGCGCGGCGGGGTCGCCCTTGGCCTCCCCCGGCTGATCGGGCCAGCCCTTGATGGTGGCGGCCAGCGCGCCCTGCGGCTGCGCGTCCATCGCAACGCCCTGATGCTGTTCAGCGTAGTCGCCCAGGCTCTTGAACAGGTCCAGGCTGTCCTGCATCAATTGCAGATATTCCGCGCGCTCCAGTTGCTCGCCGCTGGCCTTCAAGCGCTGCCATGCCGATAGCAGCATCGCCATGCCGCTGCGCACGGCCACGTGGGCATCGCTGCGCGCCTCCAGCCCTTCGCCGCGTGGCGTGCCCTGGCCTTCTTCGCGCGGGTGGGTGAGGTAGCCGAGATTGAGTTGGCTGTGAGCGTGCGTGCTGGCAAGCTGGCCGCTGATCTGGCCGGAGGTGTCGTCCAGGCGGAGCTGGTTGTGGCCCGGGCCTTTGATCTCCTGGGTCTTGATCCCGGACACGTACCGGTTGCCAGGCAGCGAACCCGTGTTGCTGAACGTGGCCGGTATGTTGTTCCACCCCGGCAAGACGGCCGTGATATACGGCCGGTCGGGGTCGCCGTTTGGCGAAGGCCACGAGCACTTCCATCCCCGCGCGCAACGGCAGGTTGATGCCGTACTGCGGCCCCGCCCAGAGGTTGCCCGCCCGCACCCAGGCGCTGTCCCGATCGGTGCCGCTGGTGCCGGCGCCTTGCGCGTGTGCGTGGTCTTCGGCGTGCAGCCCGACGAATTGCAGCTTGTAGCGGCCCATCGCATCGCAGTGCACGTCCTCGCCTTGCGGGCCGACGACCACAGCGCTCATCGGCTCGGTACGCGGCAAGTCGATGCGGGAGTCGTAGTCCGGGGTCAGTGGCACACCGCGCAGCACACAGGTGAAGGTGTTCTCATAGCGCACCTCGGCCTCGTCGCCATCTGAGCGCATCTCGATGTGCCAGCCGCTGGCCTCGGCCAGCGCCCGCGCCTGCTCGCCCAACGCCTTGGGAACGTTGTTCATGACCCGCTGGTGCTGGCCGGTGACCACGAACTCGCGCTGCCTGGGCTCGCGCCGGTCCACCTGCCGGTGGCCGCGCAATGTGAACCAGAAACCGGGCGTGAGGTTGCGCACGTCGCTGGCCGCATGCACGCACGCGGCGCGGCGCTCGTGGGCCTGCATGCGCAGCTTGCCCTCGCGCTGGTAGTCCTCGCGCGAATCGCCCGCGTGCGGCCGGTCGACGGCCGCATCCGTCATCAGGCGCGCGAGGTCGTTGCCGGCTTTGCCCTGATCGAGCATCGTATCGACTTCGACCCGATCCACCTTGCCGGTTTCATGATCGGGGCTCGTGCCCCGGATGGCGCCGGGAATCAGGCTGCGCGCCTCGCTCCAGCGGGTGATCGAATCGCGCTCCTTGACGGCGGCGCCGTAGTGGTAGGGCACCGTGCCCGCTGCCGACTGCGGCAGGCGCATCGGATCGTCGCAGAACACTAGTGTGTGCACGGGCGCGTTGCTGGCGGAGCCGTCGCGCGTGCCGGCCTTGACGAAACACCAGATGCCGTCGTGCCGCGTCATGCGATCGAGAAAGCCGTAGTCCGACTCGTCCAGCTGGAGCGTTTGCGCACGCTTTGGGTAGCGTCCACGGTCGAGCAACAGCTCGAAATCGAATACACGGTCCATGGCGGCACTGCGCTGTTGCCACTCGCCCAGCATCGTTTCCAGAATCTCGGGCACGCTCTTTCCGACGAAGGTGCGCATGTTCCGGCGCCCGCGCATCAGCGACATGGCGTCACCGACCGTGAGCCGGTAACTCGTGAGCGTGCCATCGGACTGGCCGGACTGTATGTCCGTGATGACCCCGTTGATCGGGTACAGCACGCCCTCGTTCGTCGCCAGTTGGATTGACACGGGCACGCCGAGCAGATCCTGCTGCGGCAAATCAGGATGCTCCGACAGGCAGATCACCTGGGCCTGAAGGCCGGCGCAGAGGCCTTGGCGGATATCGGCGTATTGCGGCACCAGCGTTTGAGCGGCAGCGTTCGCGGTGTGGCCGAAATCCAGGCGCATGGCGCGGCGGTTCTGGGTGAGCGCTCTTTGCAAGTCGATTTGCTGCACGTCGGATTCACCTTTCGGAAGACTGGTAAACAAACGGAAACAGCCGCGGTCAGGATAGGCGCGGCTGCATACATGGATTCAGAGGGAAGCAGTGAAAAGACCGGGTTAATATTCGCAAAACAGAATTCAGATATTCAGTTCGCGTAAAAATGGCCTGACCATGGGGCTGGCGCACCCATTTAATAATTACTCCCCTTTTATGGCTGCGCAGCTTACATATTGGGGAAAACGCGCACAAGGGCACTTTCGTGCCTTTTTGACCCGGCATCGGGCAGCGCATGGCCTTGCTTGGCGCAAATTAAGATTTGATAACAAAGCAAGCAGAGCCGGGGCGGACCATCAACGGTCCACGGCTGATTGGTGCGAACCTGACCTGAGTGGGGTGCGAACCTGTGGGGTGCGAACCTCAGCGGGGCAGGTCAAAAGCACAAGACCCGCGCAAACACAGTGCTGGCGCGGGTCTGAAGGGAATGGCCGGTTCGTTGTGGTCGGCGGTGCGCACCGTGCGAACCTGAGTTCGCACCCTGACGGTGGGCAAGCCTTGCGCTTGTCCCTCCCGTATTGCGCTTTCTGAAGGAAGGACCCCTTTTCTCGGGGGCACCCCTTGCAATCTGCGCTGCTATCCGGACGGTATATCGAATACTACCCCCAAACCGCCCGATTTGTTGCACCGCTCCGCCATCGCAAAATGGACAAATGCCGGAAATCCCGGACTTTTGCGGGAAGCGTTACCCTACGTTGCTTTCTGCTTTGGACGCTGCTCCCTCACGCCGCAGCTTGAAGGCTTCCCATCGCAGCAACAACTGCATGTAACCGCTACGGACGTTGGACGCGCGGTAGCGGGTTGCCTCATCGAAGAAGGTGTCGATCAGCGGGCGCAGCCCCACCGACAATTCGTGCGTAATGCAGGACTCGGCATCCGCGTGCAACGAGCCATCGGATGCCATGTAGGCGTTGACCTGTTTCATGGGAACTTGCTCCAGTCAGTTGTGTGAGTTCAGGTGATGGGCCACGACCTCCAGCGCCCGTTGCCAGCGCCGCCAGGCGGTCGTGCGGTCGCAGGCGAAGCGCAGCGTGATCTCGCGCCAGCCGTAGCCTTTGGCCCGCATCCACACGAGGTGGCGCTGCTCGACCTCCAGCCACTGCACCCAGCGCATCGTCTCCAGCATGCGGTCGATGGCCTGGGGGCTGGGCGGGAAAGGCCGGTAGACCTTCTCGTCCGCAGCGAAGGCTTCCCACTCGCGGCGCACGATGGCGGGCCACGTGTTGATGTAGCCCTGCACTCGGATGGGCGGCAGGCGCCGTCCCGTGTTGGCGGCATCCTCGAAGCGGGCCGCCACGTCTTCCTTGGTCCACTCAGCCACGGCGCTTGCCCCCCTCCCCGTACAGCCGCTCACCGATGCGTCGCACCAGCTCACGTTCGAGGAAGTCCAGACGCTCATCGGATTCGGCGACCACGAGAATCCGCTGCTCCCGCCAGCCCTGCCGCTTGAACGCTTCGAGGTCGGTGACCTCGGGCTGCGTGCGGGCCAGCGCGGAACGGTAGGTCGGTGTGGGAATCTTCATCTCACGCCTCCTGCGTCTCGGCCGCCCAGTACAGGATTGCCAGGGCATCGGCTTCGTTGTCGTCGGTTGGCTCATGGCCGCGCTTGCTGACGGACGCGATGATCTCGTCCTTGCTGGCGTTGCCCTTGCCGGTCGCATGCTTCTTGATCGTGCCGACCGGAACGCCGATGTACGGAATGTTGTGGTGCTCGCACCAGGCGCTCAGGTGTCCGAGCAGACCGCCGTAGATATGAGCGGCGTCCACGCCCGCGTGCCGACGCACCTCCTCGAAATACACCACGTTGATATCGCTGCAGGAGAGCTTCAGTTCATTGAGCCAGCGCTTGAAGCGCAGGAAGCGCATGCCGCCGCCTTCAAACCGCTTCGGCTTGAAATCCTGCGTGCCGCTGGTGATGCTGCCGTCCAGGTACTGCAATGCCCAGCCGGTCTTGGTGCCCAGGTCAAGGGCCAGAATCGTCGTGTTCATGTGTTGGCAATCGTCATGTCCGGTCGTTGTGACCGAACGTGACCCACGTCCGGATTAACTTCTACGCGTGCGTGCGCGCACGTAAAGAGAACAATCCTCATGACGGTCACGTTCGGTCACACCGGTGTGTTCAGTCGTCCCGATACGGCAGGCGACCGCCGTAGTCCTTGGCCTTGAGCGAGAGGCCGGCGAGGCCCTTGACGCCGTAGTTGAGCCGCGTGCGCTCGAAGCCGCGGTTGGCGAGTTGCTGCGCCAGCCACCGGCTGGTCCCCACGTACTCGCCGCGCCGGCCCGCCCACTCCTGCCAGCGCAGGAACACGTCGGCCACGGCGACGCGCGCCTGGGCGTGGCACTGCGCCTCCTCATCGAGGAAGTCGCCGATGGCGTCCTCCTCGTCGAAGTACTCTTCCGTGGCCGACCGCACGCAGGCGGGCGGATCCAGGCGCTGGCGCTGCCAGGCGAGGCATCCCTCGATGGCCCACGCCAGGATCCCGTCGCGCTCCTTGAGCAGCTTCTCCGTGAGCCGGCCGTCGCGGCGCTCGGGCGGCACCGTCACCGTGAACGGGATCAGGTGCAGCCGTCGCTTCATGGCCTCGTCCACGTTGCGGATCGCGGGCTTGTGGTTGCCGGCGATCAGCAGCTTGAACTGCGGCAGGTAGTCGAAGAAGTCCTGGCGCATGAAGCGCGCGGACACCTTGTCGCCGCCGGTGATGGCCTTGACCTTCGACTCGTTCCAGCGACGGCCCTGCTCGGTCTCGATAGACGACACCAGCCGCGAGCCGCGCAGCCCGGCCAGCTCGGTCGGGTGACGGTCGCCGCGCGCCTCCATGAAGGTGTCCATCGGCGCGTTGGCTGCGTAGTCGCCCAGGATCGTGGCCAACACGTTCACGAAGACCGACTTGCCGTTGGCGCCGGTGCCGTACAGGAAGAACAGCGCATGCTCGCTGGTCACCCCCGTCAGGCAGTAGCCGACCACCCGCTGCAGGTAGGCCGCCAGGTCCGTGTTGCCGCCGGTGATGTCGGAGATGAACGCCAGCCACGCCGGACAACCCTCGCCGTTGCGCCCGCGCGGCGTCGCCGTCGTCACCTTCGTCATGCGGTCCTCACGCCGATGGGGGCGCAGCTGTCCTGTGCGCAGGTCGACCACGCCGCCTGGGGTGTTGAGCGCCCAGACGTCGGCATCCCACTCGTCGGCGGTAGCCGCGTGCTTGGGATCCGAGCGGGCGATCTTCTCGACCGATGCAATGGTCGACGAGCTCGCCAGCTTGGACTTCTGGCGTGCGGTTTCCGTCTTGAGCGAGGCCGCCCGGCAGATGCCGCGCGCCAGGTGGGTGACGTAGAGCAGCTGGTCGGGATTCCAGCGCACGCCGGTCCACACCAGCCACTTGCCCCACAGCGAGCAGTACCGCCAGTCGTCGCCGTAGCGGCGCGTGAAGGCCGTGGCCAGCCCGTCCTCGGTCTCCCAGTCGACGTCATCCAGCAGGTCCGCCGGCAGGGATGCGTCCGTCACCAGCGTCATGGGTACCCGCGCGCCGACGGCCAGGTAGCCGCTCACGTCGAACCCTTCGGCGAGGGCGTCAGCTGCGTCCCAGCCCTCCGGCTTGTCTTCGGGCGGCAGCAAGACGGCCACCGACACCGCGCCCGCCTGCAGGATGGCCTGCGATGCGTGGCCGGCATACTCCCAGCCCGGCTTGTCCCGGTCGGGCCAGATCAGCACGGTCTTGCCCGCCAGCGGCGACCAATCGGTCTTCTCGACCGGTGCGTTCGCGCCATGCATGGCCGTGGTGGCGACAATGCCGGCGTCGATCAGGGCCTGAGCGCATTTCTCGCCTTCGACCAGCACGACATGGTCGGCTTTCGCCAGCGCTGGTTGGTTGTAGAGCGGCCGCGGCTCGGGCGGCGCCAGCTTGCGACGCTTGGCGTCCCAGGGCCGGAACGCCTTGCCTCGTCCAGGCGGGTCGTAGCGGTACACCACGCCGATCAGCTTGCCGGCGGCGTCCAGGTAGTCCCACTTGGCCGTGGCGGGGCCCAGGTCGTCCGTGGGTGGGTCCTTGCGCTTGCGCCGTACCGGCTGCGCGCGGGTCTGCCCGAGCAGTTGCAAGGCATGTTCGAGCACCCGCGAGAAGTCGGTGGACACACGCAGGCCCGCCCAGGCGGCAATGAGGTCGAAGATGTCGCCGCCGTCGCCGGTCGCGCGATCCGTCCACAGGCCCGCCTTCTCGCCGTCGAGCACCACCTCCAGGCTGTCGCCGGGGCTGCCGAGGATGTCGCCGATCACGAACGTGCCGCGTCGCTTCTTGCCGGCCGGGAACAACACGCTCAGCACGAATTCCAGGCGGGCGAGCAGCGCCGCGCGGATCTCGTCGCGCTGGGCGTCCAGTTGGCCGGTCACCAGCGGGATCTCGTTGAAGTCGATCATTGCGCGCCCTCCCCCGGCATACCGGCGGCAGGGTCTGTCTCGCGCGGCTGCAGCGCGGCGTTCGCCAGCCAGGCCGTGAGCTCGGACAGGCGGTAGCGCACCAGAGCCCCCAGCAGGTAGTGCGGGATGCGGTAGCGTGCACGCATGGCGTGATCGGCGAACCAGTAGTACGGCAGCCGCAATGCGGCCGCGGCCTCCTTGGCGTCGATCATCGGCTCGCCCGTGTCGGCCGGACGCGCTTGATTGGCGTGGCTCATGCGTGCGCCCTCCAGCAACGGTCCTGCCACGCGCACATCCGGCATTCGAAGTGGGTCGGGTCACTGAACGCGCGTGGCAGCAGTTCGCCCGCGTCGGTCGCGCAGATCACCTTCACCGCGCGATCGGACATGCGCTGGGCCAGCGCCGCGTCGAACGGCACGAACTCGGCGTAGAGCTCCATCGTGTCGGCGTTGAGCGCCGTGAAGAGCGCCGGGTGCTCGTGCAACTCGAGATACGCCTGGTACAGCGCGACCTGGGCGGCATAGACCGGCTTGGCCACGGCGAGCTTGTGCTTCTGCAGGTCACGCCAGGACTTGTTGCCGAGGCACTTGTTCTCCCACAGCATCGGGTAGCCGAAGCCCTCGGGGCCCGCGACGATGACGCCGTCGATGTGCCCCTTCAGGCGGCCGTCAGCGGCCGCGAAGCCAAATTGGTCGCCGTTGGGCTTGCGCGTGCGCAGGTCAAAGCCCGCGCCACGCAGCCAGTCGACCATGCAGTCCTCGATCACGTGGCCGCGCTCGAAGATGCGCAGCATCCGGCCGCCATGCTCGCGGCCGTAGTCGACCGGTGCCTGGGCGAACTCGTACTGCAGCGCGCGCTCGCAGGCCACACCCAAGCGCGACGCGCCCAGGTACTGCCGTACCGGCTCGCGCGCGCGGGCACGTTGCAGGCCGATGTCGACCAGCGAGGCCACCCGCCCGGAGAGGCTCGCCGAGGAATTGAAATCCAGCATCACGCGTCCCCCTCGGTGGTCTCCCACGGCAGCTCTTCGAGCTCGGCGAACGGATCCCGCGCCGTGGCCTTGGCAGCCGCGCTGCCGCGCACCGGCGGCATGCGGGTGGTCTCGTGGTGCTCGACCATCGCTTCGGTGTAGCGGGTCACGATGGCGTCGATGACGCGCAGCGCCTCGGCTTCGGTGTAGGCCGCCAGCGGCTTGGTGAAGCCGATCTCGTCGGCCACCCGGCCGAATGCCTTCAGGCACGTGCGCATGGCCGTGCGTTCGATGTCGGATGCGTCAAGCATGCTGCCCTCCCTGTGCTGTCCCTCCATGGCCCGACGCCAGTTGCCATACAGCGCGTGAAACGCGTCCTGGCAGCGGCGCGAGCAGAACACCCAATCCGGTACAAAGCGCCGGGGATCGCCGACACCGTGGCGGGTGTCGGCGTGCGTGAATCCCCGGGCCTGCCGTTTGCAGACCCAGCATTTCATTCCTCCCTCACTGGGCCCAGGCGGGCTTGGCGGTCACAGGCGCGCGCTGCGCGGTGGGCGCGGCACGGGACGGCACAGGCTGCGCGGGTGCGCTGGACGTGCCTCCACCGGGGTTGGTCTTGGGCGGCACGCCTTTGAGCCGGGCGTATTCCGGGTGGTCGGGCTCGATGGCGAGCCGGATCACGTTGCGGTCCTCGCCCTTGGGATCCTTTTCGATGTCGACGCGGACGATGAACTCCAGCCCGTCGAGCTCGTGGAAACCCTGGATACGGCGCGCGGCGGCGGCCTGCGGCGAGTTGTCCTGCGGGTGGACGTTGCGGGCGCTGTTGAGCGCCGCACGCACGAAGCTGCGCCCCATCTGGCTCCAGGTCGCGCCCTTGGGCGAGTGCAGGCCGATGTTGCTCCACAGCTTGCGCTTGGCGTGCTCGCCACCGGTCACGACGAACTCGGCGGCCAGGTAGACCGAACCGGTCTCGAACGACTCGCTCGCGTAGCCGCCCACCCAGCCCTGGGAGGGGTCGTCATAGCCGCCCGGCTTGAGGATCATGCGCACCGGCACCAGCGTGCCTTTCGGGATCAGGTCGAAGCCTTGCTGCTGGTCAGCGTCGTTGAAGTCTTGCCAAGCGTTAGTGGTCATTGCGGTATTCATTCGATGTGCGCTGCGTGTTCGGTGGTGTTCGGGGTTGCGTTCAGGTGGGTGGCCGGGTGGCCGGCGCCCGCGCACTTGGCGATCAGCGCGCCCAGGTGCGGCGGCTCCAGCAGGTCGAGCCGGCCGCTGCGATCCTTGGCGGGAAAGCCGAACGGATTGACGGTCTGGGTGACGAAGGCGCGGTAGCTGCTGCCGTCCTCGGCCTTGATCTCGGCGAGCGTCACGACCTCGTCCACGATGCCGGGCAGCTCCAGCCCGGTCTTGCTGCCCTCGATCTGGGGCACGAAGACCTTGCGGTTGAAGTCGTCGAGCCGCTCGTCGAGGATCGCCACGAAAACCACGTTCTTGCCGCGGGCGTGCTGCAGGTGCGTGAGCGCCCCGACCATTTCCTGGCCGAGCAGGCCGTAGGCCGCGCGCACGTCAGGCTTGCCCGAGCGGTCGCTGGTCGCCCCCGGCTGCGTCTTGCACCACGCAAAGCACTGGCGCGACAGTTGCGTGATCGAGTCGACAAAGAAGGTCTGGTAGCGCTCGAGCTGTGCCGGATCGCCGTACTTCTCGACCACGTGGTCGTAGTGCGCCTGCGAGAACGCGCTCTGCGGCGGCAGCGACTGGTCGGGGCCCGCGAGGAACGCGAAGAAGTCGCGGGTCTCTGGCCAGGAGGCAGGACGAATGGTGTCGCCCGGCCAGTCGGCCACCGACAGGTCACCTGCTTCGACGTCGATGAACAGCGTGGTGGCCGGATCGAGGTCCTTCAGGCGCGTGGTCTTGCCGATGCCGCTCTTGCCGAGCAGCAGCAGCTTCACGCCACGGCGCTCGGCCATGCGCGCTTGGGCGCTGACGATGGGGAGCCGGTTCATGCTGCCACCTCATCCAGGGTCAGCGTGAACGAAGGCTTGCCCGGCTCCGCCGTGCGCGCGTCGGCGAACTGCTGGCGCAGCGCGGGCGGCCAGTTGTTGTAGCGCGACTCCGGCACCGTCAGCTTGATGTCGAGGTATGCCTCGGGGCGCTCGCCGGCCGCGACAATGCGCTCGGCGATTTCGGTCAGCTGCTTCTGGCTCCAGCTGACCTTCTTGGGCAGCTCGAACTTGATCCGCAGCGGACCATCGGCAATGTGGACCGTGCCGAAGTCGCGCTCGGATGCGCGCAGCGCCTCGCGGGCCTGATCGCCGTAGCACAGTTCCAGCGCGGCATCGAGCTTGGCGCGGGCGGTCTTGAGCCACGCGATGGCCGCATCGAGGTTGGCGTCGAGCTCGTGCTTGCGCTTGGGCGAGAGCTTGGCCAGGTCGGCCACGGACATTCCGGCGATGTCAGCCGGCAGCAGGGTCAGATTGGTCATGGCGGCCTCCTCAGTGATACGCACGAACCGACGTCGAATTGCGCGAGACGCGCCGCTCGAAGGCTTCGATTTCGGAGATCAGGTAGGTGACGCGGGAGCCGAGCTTGCAGAAGACGGGGCCAAGCTGGTCCTGGCGCCAGCGCTGCAGCGTCTTGACCGACAGCCCCCAGCGCTTGGCGAGCTCGGTCTCGTCCAGCGCGGCACGCACAGGGGCCGGTGCCTCATGCCGGCGGGTGTGGCGACCCAATTGAACAGGTGAGGAAAGAATTGCCATGAAGAGAGTCCTCTTGTTGAAAGAGGCTCTATTTCATTGCCCGACGCCTTGGGCTTGGGCGAGCGAAATTTGGGCTTTGACGATTTCCCGAATCGGACTCGCGGACAACATGCAAGCCGCAAAGCCTTGCCCCATATAGAACTCGGCTTGCGTTTCGCTTATTTCGATTTCGTTTGTTTCGAATAGAATCGCGTCCCTTCCCGAATTTGCCGATACGAGCGCGCACCCATGAACGTCTCCTCCATCACCAGAGTGCTGCCCTCCGAAGAAGACGTGGCGCTGGCCCGGGAAGCTCGCCGCACGCTGGCGGCGGTGTTCGAAGCCGGCGCCGCTGTCCGCCAAGTGGACATCCGCGACAGCAGCGGGCGCGTGCGGAGCGTGCAGATGCCGGCGGCAGCCCTGCAGCTGCTGCAGGACGTGCTGGACCAGATCGAAAAGGGCTGCGCGGTGTCCGTCGTGCCGGTGCACGCGGAACTCACCACCCAGGAGGCCGCTCAGATGCTCGGGGTGTCCCGCCCATTTCTTGTGCAAATGCTGGAGAAGGGCGACATCCCGTTCCACAAGATCGGCACGCATCGCCGCGTGCGCTACCGGGATGTCGTCGACTACAAGAAGCGCCTGGACACGCAGCGCCGCGAGGCGCTGGAGGCATTGACCGAGCAGGCCCAGGCGCTCGATATGGGGTACTGACACCGGCACCGCCGGATGCCACACCAAAAACAAGAACGGGGAGCCACACATGGCCAGGAAGATCCTGACCAACGCGAGCAATCTGCTCGATCTCATCGAACACGCGCCGGTTGCCGTACTGCGGGTGTTCAGCGGCCTGCCCGAGTGCGAGGCACTGAGCCGCGGATTCGACTGGTCGCAAGACGAATCCACCCTGGCGGGCGCGCTGCTGGAGCACATCCGGCACCTGCGCCGCGAGCAGCGCGAGCCCGCCGAGCGGGAGGCATTGCGCATCGTGCGTCTCGCATCGTCGCGGGGCTCAGCCATCCTCACCAGCGTGGCGGACCAGCTGAACGACGCCGATCTGTTCGCCACCTTCCTGTCGCAGCCCGGTGGTGAATTCGGGCGTGCGGTCTGGATGCGCGCGCATTCCGACGCGACCGCGCGCCTGTTCGAGATCGCCGAATCGATCCTGAACACGGCGGACATCCGGGGCAACAAGCGGCTCTACGACGCCTTCGATGTGCCGTGCGACGATCCGCCGCCCTTCCTGTGGAACGACAAGGTGAAGCGGGAGCTGGAGGCAGAGCTCACGCGGGCGATGCGGCTGGCCGAGCCCTGCGAGGTCGTGCACGTCGCGCTGGCGGATGAGCAGGACGATGGCGAGGCATCGGTTGCGCACTGCCTGGTGGTGCGCTTCGCTGGCGAGCAGGTCACGGCGGTGCAGGTCGTCAACCGGAACCGCCGCAGCTTCTGCTATTTCCCGGCCCGCGACGCCACGCTGCTCTACGCGCCCGGCCGCAAGGTGGTCGAGGTGTACGCGCACACGCTGTCCACCCGGGCACCGCTGGCCAACGTGCTGTCCGCGCACGGATTCAAGGTGCCGCTGTCCAGCCGGCCGCTCAACCGCTCGCGCTACGATCTGTCCCGGTTCGCCCAACCCTTGAAAGGAGCGAAGCCGCGCCTGGACGGCGCCAAGGTTGAGCGCCTGTATCTGGCCGAAGCGCGCGCACTGCTCGGCCACGCCAGCGATGCAGTGACCGTGCATCTCGACAGCGGTGCGGAACTGCACGACGTGATGAGCGAGCTGTGGGGCAACCACCCCTTCTCGCAGCCGGCGGCCATCCTGGGCGTCACCCTGGTGGCGGATCTGGTGTTCGCGGGGGAAACCACGGAAACGCCGCTGTCCATTGTGCTGGCCGAGCCGGGGCGATGCAGCCTGCAGAGCGAGCGCGACCTGCGTCTGCGGCTCGCCGGCACGCAGCTGCTCGAAGCGCTGGGGGTGTTAAAGCCGCTCAACCCCGGTTCCGGCATGGACGATCCGGACTTGATCGGGCAGGTTGCGCGGCTGCTGGAATGCGCCACCAGCCCGATGGACGGCTTTGCGCTCGCCCAGTTGGGCATCGACATCGAGCGCTTCGAGGACGAGGGCATCCTTACCGAAGGCGACCGGATCACGCAGAAGGTGGTCGAGCTGGCCGATGGCATGCGCAGTGCGGTGCCGCTTGAGCGCTGCGCCGATGCGAATTTCGTGCGCTACCGCGATCCCCTGATCGGGGACGATGTGATGCTGCCCGCCAAGCATGCGCGGCGCTGGAAAGTCCACCTGAACTGGCTGCGCGAGGAGATCATCACCGCGCTCGGCAGCACGCTGCAGGGTGTGCGGGGCCGGCATCTCGATGACGAGCCGGTGTTCCTCGGCGAACTCGACGTCGACGGCTCGCCCGTCGCGCTGTATTTCGCCACCCGCATGGCCAGCGAGCGCCAGTACGCCCGGGTCGATGCCGCGCTGCGGCTGCGCCCGCGCGCCGTGCCCGGCATGGTGCTGACCACGTCGACAGCGCCGTTTCCGTTTGCGGGCACGAACGTGGTGGTGCCGGTCCAGGACATCCTTTCACCCGCCCAGTCGGGCACGGCCGTCGATCTTGCGCGCGTGAAGGTGCTGTATCGGCACGGCCACCAGGCGGCGGTGGGTGGCACCGCCATCAGCCTCAAGGTTTCGGCGGATGGGTATGCAGCGCTGCTGTCCGTTCCTGGCCGAGCGCCCTGGCGCGTCACAAGCAAGGCCAAGATCGCCGTGCTACAGCGCCTGGTGGACGCCTACGCCGCTGGCACGCCGCACGTGAACACCAAGAAGCTGATGGAGGATACGGGCTGCGCGACGCCGGCGAACCTGTTCTCCAAAGCCTCGCCGTGGCGCGACTATCTGGTGAAGGTCAAGGGCGCACACGCGTGGCAGCTGCACCTGCCGAGCGTCGAGGAGCCGTTGGACGATGAGACCACGGAAGCGCAAGTCCTAGCAGGCTGAAGTAGGTGGCTGGCTACGCCGGCCACCACCGCACGCCCGGCTCATCGGTTGTGCAGCAGTAAAGGGCCAGCATGGCCGCCTCGGATTCGAGGATTTCCACCGGAAAGCACGTCGCGCCCGCGAATGCCAGGTAGCGCGCGCGGTGCTGCCCGTTGCGGAAGGACACCACCCCCTTCTCTTTCCAGTCCCATCAGCCCAAGGAAGCTTCGGCACTTCCGTCTTTTGAAGCTGATGAGCGGCATCTCGGGGATATTAGGTTGTGCGGGATCGAGAAGATCGCGGATGCCATTGCGCTTGCCGGCGTGCCAGTGCTGCACGGGCGGCAGTACGTAGTCGGTTGCGTCGCGATTGGCGCACGCGAGCAGTTTGGCCGCATCCACAAGGATGACCTGGTGCAGGGGGGGCCTCGGGAGCGAACGCACGCTGCAGGCACACAAAGACGTATGGTTTGTGATCGCGGAGCGGGACTTCCCAGACCTAGATGCCGCACGAATTGTGTAAGGCGAGTTGCATGATGCAGAAACAGACTGCGCAGGCATTGATTGCACTGTCAAACAAGGTCGGCGTGCGTCGCCGGCCGCGCATTCCATCCCAGGGCAGAAGACCTTGCCAAGAGATTTTCGTGATATTCACGCCAAGGATATAGTCAAAACTGACCTATCCAACGGTGGGTGCAAACCCGCAGACAAGCCACCACCTCGGCGGCCGGCATGCCTGACAACGCGGTCTAGTATCATGACGGATTGGAGGGGCGAAATGGCGACAGCTGAGCAAATCAAGGCACTTTTGCGTAGTCACGCGGATCGCGACGATCGGCGCTTCTACGCGGCTGCCTTGCAAGTGGCCGCCCAAGAAGCTCGCCAAGGGCACCACAAGCTCGCCTCTGACATCAAGCAGATGGTCGAGAAGTCGCAGAGCGCCAGTAGTCCGGGGCTCGCGTTAGCTCGCCCCACACCACTGACGAACCAGCCCAAAGGCGACCTCAAGGGGCTTCTCGATCTGACGCATGCGCCGGCGCGGTTTGCCGAGCTGGTACTGAGCGATGAGGTACAGGAGCGCCTTAACCGGGTCCTCCTTGAGCAACGGCAAAAGGACAAACTTGCTCAGTATGGGCTGCATCCTCGGCGAAAGCTGCTGTTTACAGGACCACCCGGTACCGGCAAGACCATGTCGGCTGCTGCGCTGGCAACAGAGCTAAAACTGCCGTTATATACCATTGTGCTCGATAGTTTGATCACTCGGTTTATGGGAGAGACTGCGGCCAAGCTGCGACTTGTATTTGATCAGATCAAGCAAACTAGAGCGGTCTATCTATTCGATGAATTTGATGCGATAGGAACACAACGTGGATCGCAAAATGATGTGGGCGAAATTCGGCGCGTGTTGAATTCGTTCCTTCTTTTTGTGGAGCAAGACAACTCTGAGAGCTTGATTGTTGCTGCGACCAATCATCCTGAGCTTTTGGACAAGGCTCTATATAGACGCTTTGACGACATCATCCACTTTGAAAAGCCTGACGAAAAACAAACCAAGGCAATTATAGAAAATCGCCTATCAATGTTCGAGATGTCTGATTTGCATTGGGATCAGCTAACCACGGCATCCATTGGTCTGAGCGCGGCTGAGGTTACGAGGGCATGCGAGGATGCGGCGAAAGAAGCTGTACTTCACCATAGCGACCGAATCTCAACAGAACTTTTGCTTAAGGCGATTGCACAACGTCACACTGGCAAAAAATAAGGAGAAGCGATGCCAGATTGGAAGCGGCATATCTTCCTCGACGGGTTCAACTCCAATGAAGAATTTCGATCCCGCCGTACCGGACGCAATCCGGTTATCCCTCCCCAGGATCGCTTTAGTCATGGTGCCGCGCTAACGGAGCGCTACACCGCCATACTTGGCGAGTTCGATCATCGTCGGCAAGAGATCGGGAATCCAATCACCGAGGATACGGGCGTATTTATTGAGATTACCTCCGCTCCTGGCGTCAAATTGCCCCTGGACAGCCTCGACACAAGAGATTTCAAACTTCACGCGTGCAGGGAAGTCGGCGATGCCGAGGTCGCAGTAATCTTCGTTCCCGAATCACGGCGCGACGCTTTCCTACGCAAGCTCACGCAGTACCTTAATCCGGAAAAGGATAGCGGCAGCGGCCCGCGCAACCATAATCTAATCGACAGTATCGCCGCGATGCGCTTGGCTGACCTCCGCGCATTCTGGACCGATGACGCGCGCCTCTTTCCGCAGGACATGAACCAGACCATATGGTGGGAATTGTGGCTGAAGAAACGCGCGGATGAGAACCCACAGGACGTCGCACGCCAGCTCGCTGAGCGTATTGGCGGCCGGCTAGGAGCGACGTCGCTGAGCTTCTTCGACAGCATGGTCTTTCTAATAAAGGCCTCCGCTTCTCAGCTTGAACAAGCCCCCGAATTGATCGCTTCGTTAGAGGAGCTACGCCGGGCAAAAGAGACTCCCAACGTCATCATCGACTCTTCGCCCAAGGAACAGCAGCAATGGGCAGAGGATCTTCGCCGTCGCCTGCAAATCGATGACAATACGTCGACAGCAGTGACTATTCTCGACACTGGCGTCAACTATAACCACCCTATCCTGTCGGCAGTGACAACCCGCGACGAGGCTTTGACGTGGGACCCGGCATGGCCTCACTTTGATCTGGCAAATGACCACGGATCGCGGCAGGCGGGACTTGCCGCATTCGGTGACCTGCACGATGCACTCGTTAGGGATGGTGTTCAGAACTCATTCCGTCGAACTGAGTCATCGAAGCGGAGCGGATGCGTAACAGACGATGCGAAGCCTGACGCGAACGGAACGCTACGCGCAGCATGGAGAGGCCGATTCCCGCCCGCTCGGGGCGGTGTTCCTTCATGCGCGGGCCTCACGCATCAGTCGTCCGCGCATCATCCATAGATTGCTCAGGGCAAACAACGTATGTAACTGCTGCGTGTTCTTCACCAAGCCTCGATAGCGCACCTTCAAATGCCCGAACTGGCGCTTGATGACCCGGAACGGATGTTCTACGCGAGCACGAATGCGCGCCTTGACCCGCTCCAACTCATCGACGAGCGCACCCGACACGGTGTTCTTGTCCAAGGCGCGGCGTTTGCTCGGTCGCAATGCCACATGCCAACGCACCTTCAACTTCTGCACCTCTTCGCGCTTGTCGATGCCCTGGTAGCCGGCATCGCCGAATACGTCGGCCTCCTTACCGTGCACCAACGCATGCGCTTGCGTCACGTCGTTGACGTTGGCGGCCGTGCCCAGCACGGTATGCACCAGCCCCGAGTCCGCATCCACGCCAATGTGCGCTTTCATTCCGAAATGCCACTGGTTACCTTTCTTGGTCTGGTGCATCTCGGGGTCGCGCTTGCCGCTGCCATTCTTGGTCGAGCTGGGCGCGGCAATCAGCGAGGCGTCGACCACCGTGCCCTCTTTGAGCAGGTAGCCCTTCGCACTGAGTTGCGCGTTGACCGTCTGCAGAAATTGCTCGGCCAGTTGGTGTCGCTCCAGCAAGTGCCGAAAGCGCAGAATGCTGACCCGGTCCGGCAGTCGGCTTATGCCTCCCAGCCCCGCGAATTGCCGATACAACGGCACGTCGTACAGCGCCTCTTCCATCGCCACGTCCGTCAGCCCGAACCATTGCTGCAGAAAGTGGATGCGCAGCATCGTTTCGACTGGAAACGGCTTCCGACCCGTCGCCTTGACCGGCGCATGCGGCGCTATCAACGCCAAAAACGCCTGCCACGGCACCACACGTTCCATCTCATCCAGAAATACCTGCTTGCGCGTGCGTCGGTTGCTCAGGTCCAGGCCAAGGTCGCTTTGTTTCATGGGTTCATCCAGCGTTGCGAACCTTCCTTCGACTGCCCGCGCTTGCGGGAGTTTTGAACACTATCCTTAGCACCGCTCCCGTTGTTCTCGCGCATCGTGTCGAATCTGGGCGCATTCTTCCCCAGGAAGGCGAAAACGATCCCGAACTGTACGGCGCGATAACGGTGAATACGGCCGCAGCTCTTGAGGAAAGGCGACCTGACTGGAACCGCGTGTATTCGTTGGCGATTACGGCTGATTCAGAATCCGAGGGAGGCCTTCCCACATCCTGGTCCGCAGAAATCGACAAGTTTACGTCGGCAGCAGAGGATGGCAGGCAAAGACTCTTTGTGGTTTCTGCTGGCAACAATCGCGCGATATCACCAGACCTTGGTCCGTGGGAGCAGGTTGAGTTAGCCGAGATAGAAGATCCCGCTCAGGCGTGGAACGCGCTAACCGTAGGTGCCTATACGGAAAAGACAACGAATGATGATCCCGACTTCGACGGTTGGTCGCCGTTCGCGCGGGCTGGCGACGCCGCTCCCTGCTCCCGATCTTCAGTGAATTGGGGTTGGCGAAGGCAAGCACCGTACAAACCCGATGTCGTCGCAGAAGGCGGAAACCGCTTGCTCTCACCCGATGAGACAGAGGTCACAGACGCGGACGCGGTTTCACTGTTGACCACCTCCGGGAGGACAGCCGGCCAACTTTTTGAGGTCACAGCAGACACGAGCGCCGCTTGCGCTTTAGTTTCGCGCCAAGCGGCGATACTAACTGCGGAATATCCGAGCTATTGGCCTGAAACCATCCGCGGCCTTCTCGCTCATTCGGCGGACTGGACGGACCGCATGTGGGAGCGGTTCGGCTTGCTAAGCGCACATCACAGCCCGAAAGTGGCCAAGGAGACGATGTTACGTTGCGTAGGCTATGGCGCGACGAATTTAGAGAGAGCTCGCTACAGCGCGAACCACGCCTTAACGCTCGTGGCGCAGGACACATTGCAGCCCTTTACGAAGGCCGAAGACGCATCTGCGTCCACCGACCCCAAGTTAAATGAGATGCAGCTATATCGGCTACCTTGGCCGATAGACGCTTTGCACCAACTTCCACCGGAACTTGAGGTTAGCCTTAGGGTCACCCTCTCCTACTTTATTGAACCGAACCCCAGCAGGCGAGGGTATCGTCAGCGATACAGCTATCAGTCGCATGGCCTACGATTTGAAGTGATCCGTCCCAATCAATCGCTCGACAATTTTCGTGCGTTCATCAATGCCAGAGCAGAACTGGAAGACTACGATGGTCCTGAAGGCGACGCCGATGGGTGGCGGCTAGGCCCTCAGCTGCGAACGCGCGGCTCACTACATTCCGACGTATGGACTGGGCCGGCTGCTGCGTTAGCGGATATGGATACGATCGCGGTCTACCCCGTCGGTGGGTGGTGGAAATACCGTACGGCTCACGAGAGATGGCGGAACGACGTGCGCTACAGCCTGATTGTGAGTATTGACGTGCCTGATGAGTCCGTCGACATTTATACGGTCGTTTCCAACCTAGTGGAAACGGAAATCGAAACTTGACACGCGTTCACGAGGCGCGCAAACCAGTCGCGCTGGAAGCAGCATAACGAATTCTCGCAAACGGCACGCGCCTAGCCCCCCTTGGCATTGAGCGCTGCCGCCTCGGCTACCCGCCTTTACTATCCGCTTCGGACGATCGGCCCCACCATCCATGGCAGTTTCATTCTGCGAAGCTGTCATGAAGCCCATCGAACTCTCCTGTCCCTCCCGACTCTCGGCCGGCGAACGCGCCACCGAGATCGCGACCATCCTGGCTTCGGCCATTGTCCGCACACTTGCCGCACCGCGCACAGCTGAGAGTGTGGTTGGACTTGGCTTTGTGCCCGACCAGCGCGTACATGCAACTCCCTATCAACGAGAGACGTTGTGATGAACGCCAACCCAACCTCCGTCGCCGCCCGCATCGCCGAACTGGGCTGCGCACCCATGCCCAAGCTCTGGAAACTGTGGGACCGGTATTTCGATTACCGTCCGGCCAAGCCGAACCGCGACTTCATTGAATCGCGCATCGCCTACAAGCTGCAGGAGGAAGCCTTCGGCGGGCTGCCGCCTGCCACGCGGGAGCGCCTGGAGCGCATCGGCGCCGCGCACTCGAAGATCCCCAAGCGGGCGCCCTCGCGCGAATTGCACTTCGTTCCCGGCACGGTCATCTCGCGCGAATGGGGCGGGCGCGAGCACAAGGCGGTCGTCACCGCCGAGGGCGGCTTCGAATACGAGGGCAAGCCCTTCAAGAGCCTGACGGCCCTGGCGCGGCACATCACCGGCACGCACTGGTCCGGCCCGCTGTTCTTCGGTCTCACCAAGGGAGGCGCCCGATGATCGAAACGGCACAGATCGCCTCCACCAAGCCGCGCAAGCGTTGCGCGGTGTACTGCCGCGTCTCCACCGACGAACGGCTGGACCAGGAATTCAACTCCATCGATGCGCAGAAGGAGGCGGGGCATGCATTCATCGCCAGCCAGCGCTCCGAAGGCTGGATCTCGGTGGCCGACGACTATGACGATCCTGGCTTCTCCGGCGGCAACACCGACCGGCCCGGCCTGCGGCGCCTACTGGCGGACATCGAGCGCGGACGCATCGATATCGTCGTGGTCTACAAGATCGACCGCTTGACCCGCAGCCTGGCCGATTTCTCCAAGATGGTCGAGGTGTTCGAGCGCCACGACGTGTCGTTCGTGTCAGTGACCCAGCAGTTCAACACCACCACGTCGATGGGTCGGCTGATGCTAAACGTGCTGCTGTCGTTCGCCCAGTTCGAGCGGGAGGTCACCGGCGAGCGAATCCGCGACAAGATCGCGGCGGCCAAACGCAAGGGGCTGTGGATGGGCGGTGTGCCGCCCCTGGGCTACGACGTGCGTGATCGCCAGCTGGTCATCAACGAGGCCGAGGCGACGGTGGTACGGCGCATCTTCGAGGAGATGCTGACTATCGGCTCCCCTACACAGATTGCGGCACGCCTGACCGCCGAAGGCATTACGACCAAGGCGTGGACCACGCAGGATGGCCGCACCCGCTATGGGGCCAGCATCGACAAGAAGTACCTGTCCAAGCTGCTGCGCAACCGCATCTACCTGGGTGAACTGTCGCACAAGGGAAGCTGGTATCCGGGCACACATCCGGCCATCATCGATGCCGAGTTGTGGCAGCGGGTCCATGCCGTACTGTCCACGGACAGCCATGTCCGGTCGACGGGGACCAAGGTGCTGTCGCGCACCGACGCGCTGCTGCGCGGCCTGCTGTACACGCCGTCTGGCGAGCGGATGTACCCGACCTACTCGCGCAAGAGTGGCCGCCAGTACCGCTACTACGTCTCCAAATCTGAAAGCCGCTTTGGGGCGCCGGGCAAACGCTACGAGCGGCTGCCGGCACCGGAGATCGAGGGCGCCGTCATCGCGCAGATCCGCACGGTGCTAACCAGCCCGGAGGCGGTGGCAGCGGTGGTGCAGCACGTCCAGCGCAACGGCACCCAGGTGGACGAGGCATCAACGGTGATGGCGATGGGCCGGCTCGATGACGTGTGGGAGCGGCTCTTCCCAGCCGAGCGGCACCGCATCGCCAACCTGATGATCGAGCGAGTCGACCTCGTGAGCGAAGGGGAGCTCCAGGGGATCAAGGTGAAGTGGCGGGAAGTGGGGTGGGACGCGCTGATCCAGGAGTTCGTGCCCGGTGAGATCGGGGCGGAAATGCTGGAGGTGGAGGCATGACCGGCGGCGCACTGGAGACGTTTGTGCCGGTGGCGTTCCGCCGCCGGGGCGCGCGGCGGGTGGTTGCCGATGAGCGTGCCACCCACGACACGACGCTGCTGCAGGCGCTGGCGCGAGGCTTTTACTGGCAGTGTCTGGTGGACACCGGGGTGATGAAGAGCGGCGCGGCCATCGCGCGGGTGGAGGGACTGCACCCGACAGCCGTCAACGAACTGATGCGGCTGACCTTGCTCGCGCCCGACATCATTGCGAAGCTGCTGGCCGGTCGGCAGCCGCGGAGCATGACGCTGTGGTGGCTCCAGCACAACCCGCTGCCGGTGGATTGGGATGCACAGCGCCAGCTCGTGGCGCGCTTTGAGGAGGAAGCATGAGCCGGAATCATCGCGGCCGGATCCTGGGGGAGCCGGTCACTCGATCGCTACCGGCGCCCGCCGGCGGCGTCCAGTTGGAGACGTTTGTGCCGTGGACGCTGGTGAAGCGCGGTTCGAAGAAGCAGGTTGTCACGCCCCTGGATGCGCCGCAGGAATTCGTGGCGGAGGCTCGACGGGAGCAACGGGCTCGGGACGCAACGCAGGATACGCCGTTGATGCGCGCGCTTGGCCTTGCGCACTACTGGCAGCGGCTGCTCGATGAGCAGCGCTTCGCTTCTGTGGCCGAGATCGCCAAGGCTGAAGGCATCGACGTTTCGCGGGCATACCGGCTGTTGCGCCTGGCGCTATTGGCACCGGAGATCATCGAACAACTGATCGCCGTGTCGGGAACCGCGTTGGAACCCATGATGCGTCGTACTTGGCCGCGCGAGTGGTATGCCCAAGTCGAGGCCGTGAATTCGACACGCTAGATCTGTAGACGGAGAGTGACGTACGAAGCGGAGAGAAATTCGCAGTTACCCGTTGGGGAAACTGATGTGCAGAAGGAAATTAGTGGCCAACGCTTATATAGCAGATGCCTGTGATTCATGTTAGGTTTGGAGTTTATCCCTTGATTGAGCTCACATGAAACGCTCGCGAAAACCATCGATAGCTGCCGTGATTGAGGCTCTCAAATCGCAGCCCCACAATTCTGGAAATCGTGATTGGTCGGGTTTCGAGGAGCACGTTCAACAAGTTTATCAAAGTCTTCTAGACGTCAAGGGAGAGGATGTGCTCGTGGCACGCGACGTTACCATCCGTGGAAGAAACGGTCTTGAACATCAAATTGACGTTTATTACGAATTTGAATTAACGGGGCTCCGACATCGCGTGGCAATCGAGTGCAAAAATATGCAACGCCCGGTGGACAAGGATCGTGTTTTAGCTTTCTCCGCGAAGATCAATGACTGCCCCGGAGTACGGGGGTGCATGATCGCGGCAAACGGATATCAAAGTGGTGCGAAGAAATTTGCTGACGACAATGGCATTACTGCCTTGACTCTGGGCGACCTGCCGTCTCTAGGTAAGCTATTGGGAATGCGCTTAGAAATGGTCGCAATCCCAGCGGAAACGAGTATCGGCCAGCCCTTCTGGACGTTGTATGAGTTGGAGACCGGCGCACCGGCGGGGCATCTGCAGAACGGCGAAACTTACGGACTACTTTTCTTTTCGAAAAGGGAGGCAGAGAATTTTTTCAAGTTCCGGTCATATGGCCCGGCGTGGGCTGTGCGCGGCCTATCCCAGGAGAACTTGCGTGCCTTTATCCTCACCGTCGATGCGATGAATGGACGCTATTTAATGGCTCAAACAATAGAGCTTCCAGACGGCACTTGCGATTTCGTGGGCCAAGAGATTGACCGCAAGATGCTGATTTCTGAGTTCTACCATGGGTCCGGCACGATTCCAGAGGAGCCTATGGTGATGCCTTCGCTACGGAAGCGTCGGGCAGCACGAACTTGATCGTTATCAGCTGTTCTTCCATGTGGGCCAGCAGGCCGGCTGCCGCCACGGCCTCGGCAATCCACTGCTCAGTGCCGCTGCGGACCTTGTTGGACAACCGCACGATGGTCAGTCGAACATCGCACCGCGATCGCGCCCCTGCGGGGCACGCGGGGCATTCCTCCGGGAGTGCCCATCCCTCGACCAGGGGGCTGGCCCTCAACCACCCGGTGTGCGCGGCCGGGCCGCCGCCTCACCTGCGCGCTTTACCGAGTGGATTTTATGCGGGTGCAAAGGATGCAAGAACGAGCTAGAGCAAGGCACTGCGGCGCGTCCCGGGGACTAGCGGGTGTATGCAGATTTGTGCGTCCAGCGTATGCAGGCGCGGACTGCTAGCGGGCGAAGACTGGTTGCGGACGCTCACGGCATGCAATCGTCGTCGCCTACCCGTGTGTTGGCACTTCTTGGACCATTGCACAGTCGCCATTGGCAAGTTCCAGGTCGTGCGACTATCGGGCATCTCCCGGGCTCGCGAAGGCAGCAAGACATCCCGCTCACGCCCGCCGGAGCACCGGAACAATCGGGCCTATTTCGTGTTCGATAATAGGGTTGATAGCCAGGACTGAACTTGACCCACCCACTCGTGAGCTTGCGCAACGACACCGCTCGCCGCCGCCGAGCCGAGGGAAGTGCTGAACGATTCAAGTGCCGCCCGAATAATTCCTGGTTTGGCTTTGGGCGATTCAAGCTGCCGATTTACAATCTCAATGTCCGACATCAGTTCGTCCCGCAAACTTGCCGGGATAGCTGCGGCTGCTAGTTCGCGCTTAATCTTGTCGGTTAGTTCAAGAAGGCCTTGGTGGACCTGAGGTGTAATGTTCAGTGCCTGACTTGATGAGTTGGACTGATGCTGAATCTGTGAATTATTGATATTGCTGTAATTGTTTGTGGTCATAAGATTGACAACGGTCCGCGCTGCTTCGACTTCTTTTTCTGTGAACGAAAGGCCGTCCCCGTGAACGCCCTGCTCCTCAAGCAAAATAGCCCAATCCAGAAGCTTGTTGCGCACTTCGTCAATAATTCCTACGACCGACGATTTTGGAATGCGGAGTGCAACGTTCCAATCCGTATCGAGGATTTTTCCCAACAAGTATGCTCGATTGGTCGGATAAGCGAGATATATATGGGAACTCTCATCAGAGGAAACATACTCCTCGAGTTCCGCAACCTTGTTCGGTAGCATAATGTGCCCGATCTGCAGTGCGAGTTCAGGCGTCGGCATACGGATGGGAATCCATCCACGATATGGATTGCGAGCTAACGGCTCGCCATGCACTTTCCTGTAGGCCGGGACATCCGCTTCGGCGGAACCGTATCCACTTAGCTCGGCATTGATCCAAGTGGACGTTGCTGCAACTTTGAGCTTTCGCGCCGTTAGAAGGCCGTGCCTCAGAAGATCGGAGATGGAGCATGTCCGATCTAGCGCCTTGCGTTGGAGTTCCCCTACAAGCCCAGACATTGTCGATTCTTGTGTAGCGTTGCAATAACGATGGAGCTGCTCATACGTAGGAGCCACACATGAGCTTCGTGGAAGAGAGGCTTATGCACTGGTAGGAGGGACGAGCCATCCACGTTGCTCTGCAAGGCGTGCGAGACTTTCCTTAAGTCGGTCGAACGGCCTATGTGACTCGAACTGAGGGGCCACCGTTACGAGAGCATGTGCATCATTTGCTGGCAAAGGGTCGGGGATGACATCGACGTCATGGGTATAGATTACGGCGCCCGACGAATTGGTTTTAGTGACGCTTCGGATTGAGCGCACTTCACGCACAACCAAACCAACTACCCCTTGTGTCGGGGTAGTCTTAGTTAACACGGGGTCGAAATTGCGAAGCCTCGCTCGGTCGACAGACGGTCGTTTTTCACCATCGGGTCCAGGGTCATTAAAGGCACCTGAGCTAAGACGAAGCCTGCCATCCACCATCTTGAACATGGTGGGAATATTTGGCACGCGCCTGTAGAGGTCTTCGTCGTCGAGGACTCTGTCGTCTGCCATCTGACAGCACCGCAAATCAAATTGACGATAACCAGGCCCAGAGACGCGGAAAAGCTTCGGCGGTCAATTCGCCATCATCCATGTCGTGCTGGATGTCTGCCCCCCACGCACGGAGGTAATCAATGCCATCAGCGCGAAAGAAAAATGTGAGCTTCTTTTCCGCCTTCCACCACTCAAGCAAGACTTCCCCGTCCTCGTTGGCCGATACGTGAGGGAGACTCCATCCGCCAGTCTTCTCGGCCAATGAAATAAAGTCTGGAAGTGAACTCACAGCCAACTTGATTGCATCGATTTTTGGCTTGGCACTGCCATATCCATCCCAATCGAGCTCCAGCTGCTCAAGTCGCTCGATCTCTCTTTTCGCAGTTTGGACTGCAAGCACGATCGGGTCGTGCCGTTGGGGGCGCGACGTGACTTTCAAATACTGTCGGGGCGTTAGGCCCGTCGCGTTGCTACTGCCGGGGTTGAAGAACTGCCCCGCCCCTTCGCTCCACGCAACCATTGTCATTTGAATAACTCCCGTGCTGCGTCGGTGATTGACGCTTCAAACAACTCGTTCTTTCTCGTCCTAAAGCGTGCCAGCGTATCCCACACACCATCGTCCGTGGGGGAGAACTGACAAGTTGAAAAAACATCGAAATCAAGCAGGAAAGACAATGTGTCTGGTTCTGACCTTGGTTCAAGCGCGAAATTGACAACCGCTGATGCACTACTTGAAATGTCGGATTGAGGCATCACCAGTTGCATGAAGCTCCCAATAATTGGCCGGGATATCTCCTCAGGCACCAACGGGTACAACCGAAAATAGTCCTTAACGTCCACCGAGGCGGCTGGAATTACGATTCGGTTGATGTACCGAACCGCAGCTCGCGTGACGGTTGTTGGGTTGAACCTGGAAACGAATCCATGCCACTGACTCTTCGCTTCTTCGCAGAACGACGCCCAATGCGAATACGGGGGCATGTGGCTGTAAGTGAAACCGCGGCGCTGAATTTGCAACACCCGATCGGTCTTCGCGGACGTCAACCGGAGACCGACTTGACTTGTCCCAGACTTCAGCAACGGCTGCTTCTGCTCAGCAGCGCCATCGTTGATGTTCACCTCAAGGAAATTGATGGGAGCCTGTGTCGGGAAATTTGCCTTGAGTGACTCAGCATAGTCGGCAAAATCCGAAAATTGCGGTGGCTCCGCGAACGCAACCTGCAGGTCAATCAGCGCCTCAGTGATGGGCGCTCTCGGATAGTGCCTGTCAACCATAGAGGAAGGGTAGAGCGCACGGTCAGGTTAGACGCATTGTACACACGGCGGCGGGAATAGCCATCTGTACTTTTGCCTACACCTTGCCATCGGGATTGGTACGCTCCCAACCATCTTGGGACGCCAGGGACTGTAGCTAGATTGCATTTTGGACTGGCCGGATTGAGGCCGTACAGCCTTGATCGACCTTGACTTTGCATTTTGCGAGTTGCGCAAGGCCTTGATTTATAAAGGGTCTTGGGTCATCCCCAAAACTAGATACCAGGGTGAATGGGTTCGATCCTCTTCCGCCTAGCAATCTCCAACCCCAACCGCCTCCCCGCAAACCCGCGTCAAATAAGGAACCGGGAGGAGACGCTCCTGAGGACCGCAGAGAATAGAGAGGGGAGAGAGGCCGAAAACTGACCCAAAACAGCGGAACGCGAAGGACCACGCTCCTGAGACGACTGCCCAGAATGGCGCCAACACAAGGCCTTTCAGGCACAAAAAAGCCCAGCCGAGAATGGTTGGGCTTCTGGGATATGGTGGTGGACTACGCAGGCGAACGCAGAAACACTCTTCCAACGGTTGCGGGTTTTTGCGTACCAATGCCTCATCGTTGCAGCTGTTAGCCCCAACAGCACAAAACCTGTGTCATCAATCCTCAGCGTAACGACGTGGGGCAACAGATCGACGTCGCTGGAATTCCGACACGGGTTGTGCGAAGCATGGAGGAACTGTAAGAGCCTAGTCCTTTAAGCATTTTCGAGAGCATCTATCCTGTCCGTGATCGCAGATCGCGGGCAGGATCGACGGGGTCAAGCCGGCATCGCCACCTTCGCCTCTCTCCGGCAATGGACGAGTTGATCGTCACCCATTGACGGCGGCGTCCTTCACTTTCTTCAACGCCCGCACCTTGACGCGCACGGTCGCTGGCTTGGCTTCAAACCATTGCTCCTGACCCGTGAAGGGATTCTTCCCGAAACGACGCTTGGTCGCCGGCACCTTGACCGACGTCACCTTGAACAGACCCGGCAGCGTGAACTCGCCTGCGCCCTTCTTGTGCAATGCCCCCAAGATGGTGTTCTCCAGATGGAGCAGCACCGCCTTCACCGACTTGGCGTCGAGTTCGGCCTGCTCGGCCAGATGACTCACCAGGCTCGCTTTGGTGAACGTGTCTTTCAACGGCTTGACGGCCGGCGTTGCGGCAGCGGCCTTCTTCGAGGACGCGTGCTTCTTCGCCGATGCAGTCTTCTTCGTTGCTGTCTTTGCTTTGGTAGCCATAGAGAGGATAGGTATCAGGTAAATCGATCATCCAGATGTAGCGCGTCGCAGCGCGACATCTCTCCAAACACGAGCATAGCAAAGCTGACACCGAGACAGCCCGGGCAGCTCCGGCAACGGTCCTGCTTGTCGTTCGATGCAGAACGGCTCTTCAGCAATGCGTCAAAGGCCACCGGGTCCATTGCCCGACCGCACGATCATAGATGGCAGGCCAATGCGCCTCCACCGCGTGCGTCACCACCGACGCATAGCGCACAAGCGGCAGGAACGACAGTGGAGCCATCGCAAGCCCGTCTTCGAGAAGCGGCAACGCGCGACGGATACGCATCTCCGTCAGGGTGTCCTGGCAGGCAACGGCAAGCGTCAGCGTTGGCGCTCCCGTCGACGCGATGGTGCCGGCAAGTAGATGCGCCCTCTCCACAGTCGGCAGCATGCCCAGAAACACCATCAAGCGATCAAGCAGCGCAGCCTGGCACGCTACGCCCGGTCGGGTGTCCAGGGTGTCGTGCTCCAGCGGATCGGTGGCCAATGGCGTATCGCGCCATTTTGCGAGCCACCTACGCAATTCCGCGCTCGACAGCACCAAGGTATGCCGCGCACCCGGATCGATGGCCAGCGGCATTGGCAGGTTCGCGAGGTCCTCAATCAAACGGAAGGTGCTCGGCGGCACCATGCAGTGATGTGGGGCCTTTTCCGGCGCGAAAGCATGGAAATGGGCCACGTCGGAAAACACCGCGTTGGAGAACTCGGGTATCCCCGCCTCAGGGTGCCGCACCTGCCGTAGCAACACATCACTGTTGATGAGCGTCCCAGACGGTGGCGGCGAACTGCCAGGATCGCACAGCACCGCAATCGGTGCATGCAACAGTGCCTCGAACACCAGCGGCTTGAGTTGCGGTTCCGTATGGGACAACCGGCAGAGGCGTGACAAGCACACATCTCCGATCGGCGTTCGAATGGCGTTGGCGCTTTCTTTCATATCTGTACGCGTGAAGCGTCTACGAAGCCAACGCAAGGGGCCGTCAGGCATCCTCACAGCGTTCGTCCGCTCCCGCCAATTCTTGGCAGTTCATATTCACAGGTGGATGTAGTTGTAGTCGGTTTGGAACCCGTTGGCAGGCGTCAATCGACAGCCGACAACTTGTCCGCCCGGACAATGAGGGGCGCCACAAAAATGACTTTGCGCAACGAAGACTGCGGCCCGTGCGGCTGCATACGGAAATGTCCGCGCCGCCAATGCGCCGGCAGTTCCTGGCCTGGCGTCAAGCGCTCACCATGCTCCCCGCCATGGACGCCTTCGAGCGATGCCGGCCCAACGACATAGCGGTCGTACAGCTGGTCCACCTGCGCTAACTTCTCCTCACGCTTGCGCCGACCAAGCCCCGGAAACGCCTTGGGTGCTGCGCTGTAAGCCTGAAGGTGACGCAACTCGGAGCCATCCGAGCGCAGGTACAGCAAGGTCTTCGTCACATAATCCAGGCGTCGCCGCCAGCGATCACGGGAAGCCTCGATTTGCTGTACTTCCCAGGCGCTTCCAGCCTCATTGCACTGCCGATCCAGTTCCCGATCGATGACTGGCTGCAGCGGGGTGTTCTCGTCGTCGATGGTCACGCAGAAGCCTTCGGCTACGACGCTCCCCTTCTCCGACGCCCCGAAACTCGACATTACCAGCGCCCGCCCCGTTGCCCCGGCCGCCGGCGCTCCGGGGAATTCGAACAGGAAAATGGCATGCGAGCCACCGCAATAGTGGCGGTGTTGCCAGGGCGGGATGATGCACAGCGTATGCAGCGGTGGCACCAGCAACTGTGCAGGCAGGTCCGATGCGATATCACTTCCGCTCAGCAGGGTCCCCAATGACAGCGTGGGCTCGTACAGTGCACCGCCCCGCCACCAAAAAGTCAGCGGCAAGATGATCGCGCTCATCTTGCCGCGGAAGTCCTCGGCTGCGCCTTCGCGGTCTACCTTGGAAAGGACGATGCTCGGTGTGATCGCATCTATCAGCGTGATGAACGCCTCGTGAAACCCCGTGGCGGGGTCGCTGACAATTCTGCGGGCCTTCGCCACCCGCGCGTCACGCTCGCACAGAAGGTCCCATGCACGCAGTGCTCCGCTGGCCCGAATCCGCACCGGCGCGGGCAAATGCTTGAATGCCGATGACAACGCCGCAACCGACTTGGCGACCGTTGCATTGACCAACGGATCCTGAAAAAACCAAAGTTCCTGACGAATGGTCATTGTCTGCATCGTATCGGATAAATAGACAGGGGCTGGCCACCAGACCGGTGCACTACATCGCCCAGTCCGCTTGAAGCAGACGTCCGCGAATGCCTGGATCGGCGAAGCCGCTCGGGGCTGTCCCTTCGGCCAACGCACGATCTATCGTGGTGATTCCAAGTTCCAGCACATGCGCGTACGTGAGCCTGTCGCCTTTGTAGGCGAACAGCATCGGCAGGCTGGGTGGCAGATACGCGCCGACGAACTCGGCGTGGTCTTCGAGGTCGAGCCACAGCCGCACCTCGTGCGGCCCGGCCTCGCTCGCCCAGCGGTCAAACACCGGACGCAAGGCACGGCACTTCTCGCACCAACCCTCCGCACCCAGAGCAACGACGAGGCGAGCTGAGGGATGGCGCAGCCGTTCGGCGATTTCGCGGGCGTCAGTCCAAGGATCGAGTTTCGCCGTCAT